TTTGAGTTTCATTTGCTTGCATTGAGTGCCACAATGCGTCTAATTGCTCACCAAATGACGGGTAAGCCTTTTGTCGTAACTTTTTGTAATCCTCAACGTGTCTAAGTTTCAATTGTAAACTCCGCGTCCAAGTAAGGAAAAGACATTACTGTAATCTTGTAAGTTGTTGCCATTGGTAAATCTAATTCAACTTCAGGCTCATCGGCGTCATATTGCGTACCGTTAATAACTATTTTACATGGTACGGGCAAATTACTTAAAGTGAGATTATCCAATGTGGCAGGGTTAAGTGGGCGTTCTGTAACCTCACCTTCTAAAACGTAATGAGTTTTTCCGTCCCATTGCCCATCTACCCAGTTAGATTGCAAAGATTTATTTAAGGCAATTGTTTGTTCGTCTGAACTTAAAAAACCTGTGATTAAGCCATTAGGTTCATAAAATGATATTTTCATAAATTATCTCATACTTAAAAATGCGGTACATACGACCAATCTAGCATTTTCACTGCCTCTAATTAGTGACACGGTATTTGTGCCTGCTACAGCATTAACAATTACAATTTTAGTTTCTGAAGTGTATAAAAATTGTTCAGCGTCATATTGCACACCAGTTACATAGTTTACATCTACGCCATTAAATCTAACTGTATAAGTAATGCCAAATTGGGCTGGATCAACATAAGTAACAATTAACACCTGACCGCCTTGTGCTGCATTAAATGAAAAACTCGTTGATCCAAATGAAGCTACGCTTGCTTGCACCGTAATGGCATTGCCAGCTACCCTCAAGGTATCAATTTGAGCTGTACCAATCTTGGCTGTTGTGATCTGTGCGTCACCTATTTTGGCATTGTCAATTGCACCGTTAGCTATTTTGGCATTGGTAATTTGTGCATCTTCAATATAGGCTGGAATATTTGTTGAAATAGTTGCGCCATTAGCACTTGTATATATCTCAAAGTATTTACCACCGCCATTAAAATTACCAATTAAAAAGCCTTGAGAACTTAAATGAGCGCCTGTTTGACCCGCAGGAGGCCAAGCATAACCAGTAAAAGCACCAACGTTAATTTGGCCTCTTATGTTTGCTTGGTTAAATGTTGCGCCACCAGCTTTGTCAATAAGCCAACCAGTAGTTGCAGAATAATTGTTGGATTGAATACTACCCGCAATTTTGGCACTAGTGATTTGAGCATCAAGAATTTTTGCACTAGTAATTTGAGCATCAGCGATTTTTGCAGTAGTAATTGAAGCATTTTCAATCTTTGCGTTTGTGATTTGAGCATCGCCAATTTTGGCTGTAATAATTGCAGCATCAGCAATCTTTGCCGAATTTACCGCTAAGTTAGATATTTTTGCATTTGTAACAGCCAAATCATTTATCTTAGCCGTTGTAATGGTAGCGTCATGTATAAACGCCTTTTTCATGTACGTACCCGCAGGGATTGTCGTGCCATCAATAACTTGTGGTGCAGTCAATACAAAAAATGGCGAACCGTCTACAGCGTCAGGGTTAGTCGCAACTGGCGCAAGAGCAAACCTATCAGCCACCACAATAAACTCTGAAAAAGGCGTGGCATTGTTTGCTGTGCTGATTAAGCCATAGCCACTAATATGACCGCTATCGTTTATTTTAACCGTATATTTGTTTTGAATATTGGTGATTTGTGTTGTGCCCTCTTCAATTTCATCTCTAAGTCCAGATTCTAAAACTGACCTTTCAATGTCACCCTCTAACAAACCCCAAGCAGGCGAAAGAACCGCAACGGATAATTCTGCCGTTAAAGTTAAGTTGTCATCGCCGTATGTGTCGTAACCCGCAGCCTTTAAATAATAAACAACGCCCGATTCTAGTGGGTTGCCTTCGTTATCCGCAGAAATTGTTACCCAATTAGAATCGCCATCAAATACAACATTATTTATTGAAGGGGTAAAACCAGAGGTCTTTGAAACCCAAACGCGAATCGCTTTAAAATCTTCTTCAATTGGTCTATCGCATTTAAACCAAACAGAATTTGGCATCGGTTCAATGTACGCATTTTGCAGTTGTCCGATTTGCGGATTGTTAAATGCAACCGATGCAAAGGTATTTGATTGCCCGACTTGATTAACAGAATAAACACGTAAGCTATACGAACGGAATGGCCCACCATCAGCTACTGAGTCAGAAACGCTATAAACATAACTAAGTGTATTGCCCACGTTTACGCTACGCTTGACAGCACCGTTAGCGAATATCTCAACAACATACGATTGAACGCCTAAAACAGGAGTCCACGCATACGTAGCGCTTCGCCCATCTTCTCCTACCTCTAACGTGACGCTAGTTGGTGGGGATGGCAAATCTAAAGCGGAAAGAGTTAACGCGGTAGTAACTGTTAAGCCTGCACCCGTTAAACCATATGGGGTGACTTCAGCGTAAAAAGAGCCTGCACCCGCAATATCAATTTCAATATCAGGAACGTTGATTTCTGGGTTAGATAATATAAGATTGCCATCAAGGTAAACTTTTATTGATGAATATAAAACGCTACCAGATACGCCCCAATTGACAGTAACTCGATTAGTTAAATATCCGTTTACAAAAGCAACTCGATTGGTCGCAGTTAAGTTGCTAACACTTACTGGTACAAGTGGCAAGACGGTAGATATTGGTGGCTGTACAAAAGTGCCATTCCACGCATCGTAAAATTCATCATACTCGTCAGTAGCAACAATTGTTAATCGAGCATCTGAAGCGGGTTGTACGGACAATATCTTTAACTTCTTGCCAACAGTTTCTAGTGGGCTAAAACACCACCGATGGTCAATAAGATTCGCACCTGATTGAAATGTTACAACATCGTTAATAATTGTTAACGTGTCTGATTCTGTAGCTGTGGTTGCTTGCACATCATAGGTGCTAGTTGTACCATCAGGTCGAATCAACATTAAGTATTCGATTTGATTCTGCCGTGGTACGGTTCTATCTAAAGTTATAACATTACTATTAGCGCCAACAAATCGCCCACTATATCCCCATTGGGTTAGGTCGTGAGAGAGTAAGACTACATCACCACGTTGGCATACAAAGCCCTCAAAGTCTGATTGCCAAGTGACTCTGCGTCTACGGTAGTATTGTTGCGCTGCGATGTAATTGGCAAATTTACCCGCCATATCTGCATTAGTGCAACCAAACAAATCAATAGCACTAGTGCGCGTTGGTGTGACAACATTAGGTGCTAATACTCTGACTTCTTGTTGTTCGTAATCTTGATCAGCATTAGAAAAGCGAACAATAATTTCTTCGGCTAAGTTTTCACTAATGTACGACACCTCAAACGAATCACGAATGATATTGGACATACCAAACGCCATCACAGGAGATGCGTTTCGCGCATCAAACACAACGCCTAGCTTACCACTCGCCCAACTTGCAGAGCCAAAACCTACCGTACCGAGCATAGTTAAAACATCAGCGCAAGTTAATGTAGAATCAATAACACCGTTAAATGTCAGGTTTTCAGTCGCACAAAAATTTGCCCAAACCGACAATGATGGCAAATCAAGTTGCGATTCTGATAAGCCAATTCCATACATCAATTTGTTTGCGCTGTTATACACGCCTCTTGCAAAGTGCATAAACCAATGCGCTGGGTTAGATGTCGCACCTGTGACCCATGCTGTACCGTTCCAATATGTAGCCTCAGCTACTACTGTAGCTGACAATTGTTGAACAGAATTATTTAATTGCTCAGTTGCTCGGATAATTAAACCGATTCGATTTTGACCAAGATAATCTGAATCATCTTGCTGATACGAACGCATGGTTGACCAATATGTATTGACTACTGATTTTGGATCTGTTTGGTCGGCTGTAATGCGCCGAACACGCACATCATATGTGCCAAGCGTTAAGTTAGAAATATAAACAGTGCCACGGTTAGGCTTTTGGCTTGATCCTAATGTGGTTAAATATGTGCCATTAAATGTAAAGTTATCGCCATAAATAGTCAGCGTACTTGGTGTCAACCATGTTCCGCTACTTGATAATTTGTACTGTATTTCTAATTGAGCTGAATTAGCTTGTAACGATCCATTGTTGGAAGCGAAAAAAAGCACAGATTCAAAGTCTAAACCAATTTGATAAGTATCAGGTGATGTAGTGCGCTCGATATAACCAGCGGCGTTAGTTAATGTTGCCCCCGCAAGGGTATCGACATTAGATGGAAAATTAGCCAATTTGCCGTTTGCGTCTGACGCGGATATTGACCAACCAACATAAGAATTAAGTGGCGTTGTACCAATCTTAAAGTCATCTGCCAACACCAAGCCTAAACTATTGTTAAATATTTGATATAAATATTGATCGTTGCCTCGGTATTCTGTGTATGGTCTTGCGCCGTAATCAAAGAACAGTCTATGCGTTCCCATTACAAATGGCATAGGTTCGTATGGTCTAGCTCTGTTAGACCCACCTGAGAGGTTGTACGTTGGCGATACAGCCCCTTGTGAATTTGGCATTGAAGGTGGCTTAGGTGCAAAGATAGCGCCGATCAGCAATGAGCCTGCAACGGAAATGACAGCGCTTGCTATGGGTGCGCCAACTGTGCCAAAGATCGCAATTCCTGCTGGGCCTGCTACTACTGCGGCAAGTGCAACAACTGCAATAATCGCCACAATTTGCAATACATCAGATCCACCACCACCACCTTGCACCGTGGCATGAACGCTAATCAACTGACCCTCGACAGGGCAAACAGTTTCCCATTCGTCAACTGTAAGCATTTGACCGTCAAGTTGTACTGTGATGGGCTGATAAGGATCAATGCCAGCCATTAATAAAACTTTACTAACAGGCGTTTTACCATCTAGCTCAGCATACATAGCCCTTTGCCCCGATGCTGGCGCAACAGGATGAGGTTGATAAGCAATGTTTAACGCTTTAGCGATTGGGGTCAATTCCATTTGTAGTAGCCTTCGACTGATAAACAAAACTTATCTAAATCGCGTATGCGATGCCTAACCACCATTTTAGCGTTTTCCATAGCATGTAACACGCTTGGTTCGTTGTCAACTACACAATAAACACCAACGTGGCTTGGTCTTGCTCTACAAATCATTAACACCACATCGCCTTCAGATGGATTATCTGTTTGTGTTACAGCTTTTCGTGCCAAATACTCTAACTGTTCCATTCTCTTTAATCTAGTATTTTCACGCATAGCAAGCACAAAATCTGGCACTGTACCGTCAAATTCACGCGCTCGAACTTCACACACCAATGACGCGCAATCTGCCTCATTTAATACATAAGGTTTACCAATGTAGCTTTCAGACCAGTGCATTTAAAACAATCCTGCGCTGTTTTCAGGTCGGTAGTTTATTGACGTAGCAGGCTTGGCAAACAGGTTTTCAAAACCAAGTTCGGCAGATACTTCTAAATTGTTTGCCATCACATTAAACAAATTCATGGTAATTTCCCATTCAACCTGATTGGGTCGCGAGCGCATGACTTGTTGAAATCGAGCCGTAGCGCCATTTCCTCCATCACTAGTTTCTAACCATTGCATAAGATCTCTACCTACGTTAGAGATGCTTAATACCGCTCTAGGCAACTTGTTTTGATAATCATCTGGAAGTACACAATTAAATGGAAAGGCAAGATACAAATTACCATTGCTTGTAATGTTGATTGTGTCATTGACCACGCGCACAGGAGATGGTAAATCTGGGTGACTAATTTGTAGCAGTATTAATGGCGTTTCTTCCATTGATACTTTGGCTAATGTAGATTTATATTGTGCTGAATATGAACGTGGCATTAAGCGCTCCAGTTTTCAATCTGGCAATTTATCTGCCACAAATCTAATTTTGCGCTCATTGGTTGAGCAGTGTAAACACCGCCTACAAATCTAGCCTCAATCGTAGTGCCTTTTATTGGGTCTGTCATATTAAAAAACAAAGCGCCTTGTTCCAAGTCTTCTGCAAACCATGTTTCAAATGCTAAAAAGTTTGTTTTAGTTTCAATAAATAATTGAGCTGAACGAGTTTTCATTGTACGAGATTTAAACTTTGCTTGTCTTGGTGGCCCGTTCTCAAACTCTGTTCTAATAATGCCAGATTCTTTTTGTTCGCTATATCCATCAAACAAAATGCGAACATATGATGGTAACGTAGCCATTAGATTGCCCTTTGTAAACCAAACGTATTAGCCATCTGTTGAGCTAATAAGCCATTGCTTGAAATGTCTGAAGACACAACACGACGAACTAAAACATCAATATTTAAACCACCGTCACTGTTTGTTTTAGCTTGTGCAGTTGCTTTGTAACCGTCTGCGCCTGCTTCGTTTTTAATGTTAACGTTAATTGCGCCACTCATTCCAGCATTAGCATTACCAACATAACCGCCATTAGCGTAACCGTTGTTTAAACGGTCTAGAAAGCCCACGCCAAGCTTTTTTGTAGACTTAGCGTTAAGGACATACTCCCCACGGTGCACAACGCCAGCGGGTTCGTATTTACCACCCGCGCCTGTGTATCCACCTTCTGATAAATATGTCATTTCTCCGTAAGCTGGTGACAACGATGGCCCACCACCAACAAAAGAACTTGCAATAGCGCCACCAATTTTAGCTACAATTCCACCAATGTCGCCATTTGTTCCAAAGTCACCAAACAGTAATTTTGCTACTTGTGATGCCATTAAATCAGCCGCCATGCGTTTAATCATATCGCCAAATGATGCGCCAATATCACTAAATCTCCCCGATAATACGTTATACAATCCGTCACCTAGAATGTTTTGAATATTTCTTGCCGCTTGAATTGTAAATTCATTCATTTGGCTTTCAACTTTAGAAAGTGAAGCCATTGCACTTTCAAATTCTTGCGTAGTAATATCGCCAACAGATTGAGCAAACCTAAGCCATTCTTGCTCTTGTTCTTTTACTGCAATATCAGTTCGCCCTGTTATTTGATTAATAAAACTAGAATAGGCTTGTGCTTGCTTTTGCATTTCTGATAAAAATTTTTGAGATTCTGTATTTGTTACTGAAGTTTTACTTGAGCTTAATACTGGCTGTTTAGAGTCTATTGGTTTTGCAGTAAGATCAATAAAAGGAATGTTTGGAGTTGTAACTTTAATCGCATTTCTAGACTCGATTGATTTTAAATAATTTATTTTTTCTTGTGTTGATTTTATCTGAACATCAAGAATTTTTAAATCATCAGCAATAAACCATTGAGGCGCAGCGGAATCAAGAAAAGCCTCTTTTGTAGTTCTTAATTTATCTAATGAATCAGTTAATTTGGCTATATCCATAGAAGCGTTTTTAGCCTCATCGCCTGAAGTAATTGCCCACCCCCAAAATTCTCCCTTAGATATTGTTTCCATAAACTGAGCAAAGGAAGTGGTTGCTTTAGCTATCATTTCTACAAAAGATGCAAACGCGGCTTGTGTCTCTGCGCTTTGTAAAGTAACGGTTAATTGATTAATAGAATCCGTAGCGCCGTTTAAGCTACCATCTTTTCCTGTCATTAAATCATTTAAAGTGTTTTTTAAACCCGCTAACGAGCCTCCAAAAGTATCTCTTGCAGCTTGTGCCGCACCACCATAAGATTCTTGAAGTGCAGATAACACAATTCCTTGAGCTTCCGCAGTTTTGCCTGTTGCCTCTAACTGCTCTACTAATTTTTGCTGATCCTCAGTAAACCTAAACCCTTGACGACTTAAAGCGCTTAATCCTTTTGAGGGAATATCAAGCGCACGCCCAATTGTCTCTGCCGCAGAGACAACAGACATACCAGTTCGTGCAGCCATATCAATTGCTGATTGCAAAGCTTGAGTAAACTGATTTCCAGCAATGCCTGTGAAGGCTAATAACGCAATTTGTGCGTCATTAATTTCGCCACTAGATACTGTAGCCATTTGAGACATGGCATCAGCCATATCGTTTAATGATTTTTTGCCAAACCCAGCAGCTTCTGCGGTTGACATAAGAACCGCGCCAAGTTGCGCTTGTTCTTTTTCTGCGTCCATTGTGTTACGAATAAAAGAATTAAAAGCTATACCGCCAAAAGCGGCGGCAAATGATGCCACTACTGTGGTAGCTTTCCCAATAGTGCCTTCAAATTCTTTTAATCTCTTCTGTGCGCGTTTAGTATCAGTCTCAAAAGAGCCTGTTCGCATCAAGAGGTCAATAACAATGCTTCCGGCGGCCATATCTTTAACCCTTTGAAGGTGGTTTGATACCCAAGGCTTTAAAGGTATTTAAATCGGATTGATTCCAATCTTTTGTAACTGGCCTTGGTTGTAACCATTCTAACAAATCACTGACATCGCCACCACTAAAAGATCGAGCAATTAACGCTGCGGGTCTATGAAAACGGTGCAAATCGTCAAAAGGTGACATTCTGTAAAACTCCACCCATAACCGATATTCTTTTTCAGTCATTACCGATTGCCATTCTGCAACAGTGCGCCCACCTAGAGCCAAAGCAAGAATATGCCAGAAGTGGTCTTCACTTCCGGCGATTATCCTTTTTTTTGACCGTTTACCTCAAGCATAGCTTCAAAAATGGTATTCATAGCTGAAGCTTTTAAATTCAATGCTTGCTCAAACGTAATGGCTAGTTTACCGTCAGCATCGCAAAGGCTTGAAGAAATAAGTTTAGCAATTGATGTCGCACGCACATTTTCATTGTCCGACTGCTCTGCTAAAGCGAACCGCCGAAACTCAATTGCAGGAAGTTCCTTAAAATAAAGAACGTGCTTTGAGCCATCGGCAAGTTCGACTTCTCGCTCTTGCAATTCAGTACTAACAAAGAATGATTTATCTAACATTAAGCATACGTCCAATCAACAACGCCAGAACGTTGTAAAGTCAATGTGCCACGAACGATCTCGTTTGTTGCAACATCAATATTTACATCGGCAATGTAAGCGGTAAACTGAGCGCATGTACGGCTTGCAGGAACAACGAAATCGTCGTTAGTGTCAAGCGTAGGGTCAGTGGTAGCGTCTGAAAAGCCAATTAGCCATTCGGTAACTGTGCCTGCATTTTTCAAGTCAAACAGTACTTGATGGCTTGAATCCGAAGGAATAAAGTTAAACGGTACAGAGACTTGACCAGGGTTGCCTAAACCGCGACGGTACTCTTTGTCGTCAGTCGTGTCTAAGCAAGTGACCTCAATTTGATCTGCTGCGCCACCAAGACCAGTAATTCCTGTGGGGCAACCAAGTTTAACAATCGCTCCAATAGCTGAAGACAGAGTATCAATAAAGAATAAC